TGCTGGAACTCGAGGGCTAAACGCCTCGAGAGGAGTAAATATGCTTACAGTGACAGAATTGAATGAGCTCGCTCAGAAGCGAGCCGGCCTCATCGGCCAGGGTCGAGCGATCCTCGACAAGGCCGACTCGGAAAAGCGGTCTCCTACCGCAGACGAGGACAATCAGTACAAGACGATCTACGCTGACGCTGCAGCTATCATGGCGAGGATCGAGACTGAACGCAAGCAGCAGGCGCTCGAAGTTGAGCTGCGCACGCCCGTTCCCACGGTCGTCGCCGGCAAGGATGACCCCAGCAACAGAGAGGCGAAGCCGGAAAATACCGAGGCGCGCGCTGCATTCACGAAGTACCTGCGCAGCGGGCACCTTCTCGAGACGGAGGCGCGCGCTCTGACGCAGAGCAGCGAGCCGGACGGCGGGTATTTCGTACCCGACCTGTTCAGGGCGGAGCTGATCAAGGGAGCCGATAACCTGGTCTTCGTGCGTCAGTTCGCTGCCAAGAGCACCATCGCCGGTACGAGCACGGTCATCTTCCCCAAGAAGACAGTCCGCATGACGAACGCCGAGTGGACGTCCGAGGTCGGCAAGGCCACCAAGGACACCGCTCTCAAGTTTGGCATCGTTAAACTGACGCCGACCAAGCTGCAGAAGGAAATCACGATCAGCACGACGCTGCAGCGGAATTCGGCCATCGACATCGATGCTGTTGTGCGTGAAGAGCTGGACTACGTCCTGGCGATCACGATGGAGCAGGCGTATCTCCTGGGAACAGGGTCTGCTCAGCCGCTCGGCGTGTTCACCGTTGCCGCGGACGGCATCAATACCGACCGTGACTTCTCCGAAGGCAACACTGCGACCGCCATCACCATTGACGGCCTGAAGAATGCCCTGTACCACCTGACGCCGATCCATCGCAAGGTTGCACGGTGGCTCTTCTCGATGGAAGCCGTGCTCGGCATTTCAAAGATGAAGGACGGCGAAGGCCGTTACATCTGGCAGACCTCCATCGTCGCTGGGGACCCAGATACTCTGCTCGGCCATGGCGTCGACGAGTCGGCGTACGTGCCGAACACCTTCCAGGCCAGCCAGTACGTCGGCATGCTCGCCGACTGGAACCAGGGCTATCGCATCGTCGATTCCCTGGGCATCGAGCTGCAGATCCTGCGCGAGCTCTACGCCGAGGAAGGTCTCGTCGCAATGCTGATGACCTTGTGGTCAGACGGCAAGCCGACCCAGCCCGAAGCGTTCGCGCGCATCAAGCTCTCAGCTTAAGGAGGCTGATGTGGAAAACTCAGTCCTGAACAACAAGCTCATCACCGCCGAAGTCGGATACTTCGCCGCCGGCCAGGCAGCCAAGAGCACCTCTGTCCTGGATATGGCCGATTGCGATAGTGCCCTGTGCATCGTGCACGTGGGCACTGCCCTGGCCAACGGCACCATCAAGATCGAGGCCCTGGGTGGAGACGTCGCTGGAGCTGCTGCGACCGAATACGCAGGCGAACTTGTCTACACCGAGCCGGCTGCCAATCCGATCTCGGACTTCCTGGTCTGCCTCGAGGTCAAGAACCCGTCGAAGCGGTACATCAAGTTCACCGTCACGCCGGGTGTGGCCAACGCCGTGCTCTGCGGCGCCGAGGTCATTCGCACGCCTCGCAACCTGCCGGCTGTGCAGCTGGCAGCGACAACGGGCGTGATGGCTTCGTCCGTGGTCATCTCTCCCGCGACCGTCTAGCAACAACCTATCGGGGGCGGTGAACCCGCCCCCTCCGGAGGATCCAATGGGTTATACAGCACTAGTACATAAGGAGGGGCCTGACAAGCAAGTCTTCGAGTCGGGTTCCACCCTGGACATCAAAGCAGGGGTAGTCGAGAAAGTCGGCGACTATCCCGTGCCGGCAAGCGTGTCATTTGCCTTCGCAGCCGCTGCGTCCGGCGTCTCGGAGTGTACGATCTCCGTGAAAGACGGGGCGGGCGTGGCAATCACGACACCACAGTTTATTCCCTTCTGGCTGAGTGATGCCGCAACGGGCCTCGGCCTGACGGGCACGGTCGCCACGACGCTGGCGGCAAAAGCTGCAAGCGGCACCATCGTCAACGTCCTCACTGCCCAGAAGGCAGGTCTCGTCCAGACGCTGGCCGACGGAACATTTGTCGCTGTGATTACGAACGCGGCGAAGACGCTCTATTACGTTGCAGCCTATCTTCCTGTTATCGGTAAGACCTTCGTCTCGCGGGTGATGGTCGCCGGGGACTACGGAGCGTAGCATGTATGGCCAGTGGTTTGAGACTCCTGTCATCACAACCGCTGCCGACGGTTCTGCCACTGGTTACACTCCTATAGCCAGTGGCAAGGTCCTGGCGGTCCAGTACGTGAAGACTAACTACGTCGATGGCATGGATGTTGCTGTTACAGTCGAGTCGACATCAGAGCCTGTCCTGACCCTCACGGACTGCAACGCTGCTGTCATGAAGTACCCGCGCGTTGGGATCCAGGACGAAGCGGGCGCAGATGCACTTTTCGCCGCCGCCGGCACCAAACAAAGGGAAGCGGTGTGCATCGCCAATGACCGGCTGAAGGTTGTCATCGCCCAGGGCGGCGATACGAAAACGGGAAAGTTCCGTTTCCTGATTGGAGGCTGACGTGCTCGTAAGAATGATTACAACGGCTGCCGGTCCTCAGGGCGTGTTTCACGCCGGAACGACCGTCGATGTTCCGGAAGGACTCGCGCGGGCGTGGGTAGCCAGTCATTGTGCTGTATCGCTCGAGACGCCCATGAATTCGCGTGCCGAGACAGCAATGCTTGCTCCTGCTGAGCCGATTCATATGCCCGTCGAGACGAGGGTAGACATGGCCACAGCTCAAGGCGGGCCAGACCCCGAGAACCCCGGTGATCTCGTGCCGGGCTTCGGGAAGTACCACAACGGCGAGTACAAGGAAAAGCCACTCACACTCGCGCAGATCAAGGCGCAAGATCCCGAGTACCTCGAGTATCTTGCCAATAAGCAAGAGAAGGACCCGGCAATCGCGGCAGCCGCCAAGGCTGTCTTAGCGGGCGCATAAACCATGGACGACATCCTGTTGCTCTCAGTACCGCCCGCGGTTGAACCGGTCACGCTGGCGCAAGCCAAAGTTCAGGCTCGCGTTGAAACGGCCGACGAGGACGCATCCATTGCTGCCCTGATCGCGGCAGCCCGCGCGTATGTGGAAGAGACCACGGGACGGGCGCTGGTCACCCAAACGTGGACTTGGCAGCACATTAGCTGGACTAAACTGTTCAGGGGCGGGTGGAGCAGGATGTCACGCAATGCGTGGGGCAGCAAGGTCGTCATGCCGAGGCCTCCGCTCCAGTCAGTCGTGTCCATCACCTACCTGGATGCAAGCAACACGCCCCACACGCTGCCGGCGAGTGAGTACGTTGTCACACCGGGCGATCCAGGGACCATCGAACCATCATCGACCTTTAGCTGGCCGGAGATCTCAGCAGCTGGCTATCCGATCACTATCACGTTCACCGCCGGGTATGGTGCACCGACGGAGACGCTCACCGTGTCATCCGTCACCTATGTGGATGGAAACGGTGATCCACAGGTCATTCCACCGGCTGACTATACCGTCACAGCGGGCGCGGTGGCATTTGTCACTCCTCCCGTGTTGCCGTTCACTGTGCACTTTGCACTGGTGTATGGTACGGTCGCCGCGGTACCTGCTCCATTGACGCAGGCCATGCTTCTGCTCATCAAGGACTGGTATGACGAACGAGGCACGGTCATCACCGGCACACGGGCCACAATAGCAGCTCTTCCGCACGCCGTCGAAGCTCTCTTGAATCTGTACCGCTGGTCACTCTGATGGATAGCAGCCGCCTGAAGCGCAGGGTCGTGATTCAGTACCCTTCTACGACACAGGATGCCTACGGGCAGCCTGTCGTGGGCTTCGTGACCCTGGCGACGGTGTGGGCTGCTGTCGAACAACTTTCAGGGCGTCAACTTTTCGCGGCAAAGCAGGCACAATCGGAGATCTCGGTCAAAGTTACGATCCGGTATCGCACGGATGTGACGACAGCAATGTCCGTAGTATATCTGACTCATACATACCAGATCGACGCAGTCATCGATTTTGAGGCACGACACGAATCTCTGGAACTTTTATGCACGGAGCTCGCAGCATGA